ACGAGAACATGACAATATTTTTGTGCGTCCGTAGGACGCTAATACACATAAGAAAACAGATAAGAATGATAATATATTCACTCTTTATTAAAGACTGTTAAACATAACTACTTTAAATCTACGCCTAATAGGGAGTAAATCTTCATTGTTAGGAAAACATTGTTCAGGGGTATAATTGGATAACACGATAATTTTTCTTGGACGGATTTTATTAATATGAGAACCTTTGACTTCAGGAGAAAATGGATAACGATCAGCCCATATCTTGATAAATGATCCCATCCATTTACCTGCTTCAGGGTTCATTTCTTCAATAGCAACAACATCTTCATCTTTGTAGCCATCCCACCATTTATTTAAGGACTTGGAATAATGTTCGGGATATAGTGCCCACAATCTTCTTGATTTTCCGGTACCGGTCGGTCCCACCCACCACTCGTTGTCAAGTTCGCCATCGATGATGCCACTTGCTCTTCGTCTGAGGTCCAATATCTTCTTGTGGTGGAGGAAATACACGTGGGGGTAATCCTCTTTGATTTTTTCGATGTCCCCTTCTTCTGCGAGTTTGATGATATCTCGCCATTGTTGTTTTTTGTCAACACCCTTTCCCAATAAGGGTTTTTCTCCCCACTCTTCGTAATCGCCGTCTTTGCTGCAGTAGTCGAAGTTTTGCTTAGCGTTACCCTTAGCAACTTCGACGTGGGCCCGAGAGAGTAAACTTGATAATCTTGTACTTCGTACTGGATGGGGGAATTGAACGTAGCCTTGATAGTGTGGAGTCCCCAACTCTCCTCTTTCTCGACCGTAAATGAAGTACTTGACATGACCTTTGAGTAGTTCAATCTCTAGGTCGTCTCCCGGACCAGGATTATTGATAGTGAAACAAAAGTTCCTACTTTTAGACATCCTGACCGTTACCCGCACTCAAGGCACACTGGAATTATTATTACCCAGTGTGCCTGTGCCCGTGCCACGGGTAGCCAATAAAAAGTCCCATACGGACTTTTTTAAATACGAATTATTATGTCCTGACGGAATAATTCGTTTATTTCCGAATTTGCTCTATGAGTGAAATAGTCCCATTTCGAAGAAGAGGTAACTATAGTAGTCTTGCATCTAGTATGGTTCGCAGAATGTTTGGTAGACCTTTAAATGCTCAACAAGCACGTGATGCTTTAAGACTAGGTCGTAATGTTAGACGAGGTCGTCGCGCTGCTGGTCGTACTAGGACATTACGGAAACGTAATGTGAAATCATCAGCTGGTGTTCTTGGTGGAACCAATGCTGACATGCGCTCTATATATAGACGCAAACGAATGCCTTATCGTAAGAAAAAACGATGGGTTAAATTTGTGAAACAAGTTCACGCTGTGAGTGAAAAAGAGCTTGGTTTAAGAACAGTATTGTTCAATGATCAAATTGATCAAGTGAATAGCACTGAAACACAGTCAACTTTGACGTTGTGTTTGTATCCTGTTCGGAGTGGAACAGGATGGTTGAACGATTTAAAACAAATCGGTGAACTGGAGAATGATGGAGGTAATCCAACAGCGCAAGCTGGAGGATATCTTAATGGAAATACTAAGATAATGTTTCAAAGCGCAGTGATGGATATCACTATAAGAAATACATCTCAGAAATTGGTGAATAAAGATCCTGGTAATCCACTGTTAGATGTATGGGATTTAGCACCAGAGGCTGCCATTGAATTGGATATATATGAAGTATATATTCGCAAAACTGCTTCTAATAATGTGCTGAATTTTGATACTGTGACAACTATGTTGAATCAGTATGATGATCCAGAGATCGGAGGAACTGGAACTGGTATCTCTATAGCAGATAGAGGTGCTACTCCATTTGAATTTGGTACTCAAATGGGTCGTACTGGAATTAAAATCTTGAAAAAGACTAAATTCTTTATTCCTAATGGTCAGACCATTACTTGGCAAACACGTGATCCATCGCGTCATACGACGCATTATGGAGAACTTACTCGCACAGAGAGTTTTAATATGGTTGGTTGGACTAAAACGTATTTCTTGGTCTATAAATTAGTCCCTGGTTTAGCTAGTGGAACTAATGAAGGCCAATATAGAAAAAAATTGTCTATTGGGTTTACTAGGAAATATTCCTATAAAATTGAAGGCTTTAATGAGCCCCGCGAGAGACTTCTTGGTCAATCATATACTGCTGGAGGAGCTTCATAAGGAAAACGGTAGCACATCCTGGCGCAACAACCCGCCGCTGAGGCGGTTGCGCCGATGTGCGGACACGGAAGATAACGAGAACATGACAATATTTTTGTGCGTCCGTAGGACGCTAATACACATAAGAAAACAGATAAGAATGATAATATATTCACTCTTTATTAAAGACTGTT